GCTTTATAATATGGTTTACCACTGATACCTTTTAGTAAATTATATGTCAATTTAAATCTTGTTGATGCATCAAATTTGTCGTTATTTGTTGTATCATATAATGCATCTAAAAACTGTGCTCTTAATGAGTGAGGTAGATAATGTAGATTCAATCCATAAAANNTACACAATGGAAACCTATCATAGAAAGGTAAAGTCTTTTTGTGTTTAGGGTCATAGAAATACATGAACATTCCACCAAAGAAAGGTTTCTTTCTTTGTCTTGCATCCTTTAGTAGTTGTTGTCTACTTACACTTTTAATCTGGGATACACGAGTACGAAACCATCTCATGGACTCTTTGGTTCTTGCTTGGATACCACCACGAAATGCTTCTCGTTCTAATCTGTCAAATAGTTTTCCTGCCATACAAGTATTTATGTCATTTCACAAGGTGGTCTTCGGTTATTATTCTAAATTTATAACCTCTATCTTTACAGTACTCTCTTGCAGCTTCCCATTTCAATTGATTGATACCATAGGTTCGTGCTTCCTTTAAGTATCTACCATAAGGTTTGTTTTTCTTTGATGGTGCTTTGGTTTGTTTCTTTGGTTTGACCTCAATAATCTCTACAATTATTTCATTCCTTGCATTTTTATATTTTATCTTGAAGTCTGGGAAATATCGATGGACTCTTTTATCTAATCCACGATAAGGTATGGCAATCTCTTCACTTGACCATTCAAGTATATAAGGGTTCTTATCACAATACTTCATGAATCGTAGTTCCCACATGGAACGATAGATTATCTTTGTAGGGTCACCTTTATATTTTTTATATTGTTTTGGTTTGAATCTTCCCTTGTAACTCATATAAATACTCTATACATAACTAAATCTATAGAGAGTATTTATATGAAATTTTTCAATAAACTGAAATCATCAATCATTGGGTCAATCAAAGAAGACCTCAATTCTGCACTAGGTGCTAAACAAGCATTATTCAACTCAAAGATATCTGGTGCATTAGATGATATCATTTCTATGAAGACTGGTATTCAGATATCAAATATACCATCTAAAATCACTGAAAGAACAGCACAAACTGCACAAGCAAGAAGAGAAGCATTAAGAAATGAATTATCTGCAAAATATCAAGACTCAATGCATGATTATTGTAAAAAAGATTCATTCCTACCACCAGAGAGTAGAGACATATATAAATTCCCTACAGATGACCAGAGATTTGTTGACAACTGGATTCTTATAAGAACTGTTCCAAGACATATTGATGCACAACATGTACATGGTACTGAGGATGATTCAGCATACTCACTTGCAGAGATGAAAAGAATCGGATTCACCACTGGCCCAGAAGGTGCATCATCAACTGCAAAAAAAGACCTTGTACAAGGTTCTGCAGCCAATAAACAAGTAAGTATTGCATTATATTTTCCAAATGCAGTAAAAGATACTGTTTCTGTAGAATATGAACAAAAAGATGTAGGTATTTCAGATACCATATTAAATGCATATTTTGGTAAAGGTGGTGATATTGCAATGGCATCTGGTGATGCATTAGGAGATGGATTTAAAGAAGCATGGAAAGGTATGGCAAATAAAATGATATCTGTTCGTGCAATACAAGAAGGTGTTGCAGCTAATGCTCCTAAATTTACTAATTTTAGTGGTGTAACCTTAAGAGACCACACTTATACCTTTAATTTAAATCCATATAATCAACATGATGCACATGAAATTACAAAAATAATAGAAACATTTAAATTGATGGCATTACCTGCTTCATCAGCTGCAAACCCTAGATTAAAAATATTACCAGCAGAATGGCAAATAAATTGGATGGGGCCTATATTAGGACACATAGAACATCCACAAAACTGTTTCCTATCAACTGTAGATGTAGATTATTCTGGTGGTAAAGNNTCATTTATCGAAACAGTTACACCAAGTACAACAACAGGTGAAGGTGAGGATGCAGTAAAGACTGCAGCTGCAATTCAACATTATCCAAATGGTGTCACATTAACACTTACATTCAAAGAAATACTACAACTTACAAGACAAAGATATATGAGAAGAGTTGCACCATCAGTAGAAGGTGGAAATGTACCTCAAGATACTGTTAAAGACCTAATAAATGAAGATATGGGTAGAGCAGATGATGAAAGAAGGAATGATGAAAGACAAGCATTGGATGAAGAACATTATAATAATGCTAAAGATGGGTATGTAAGACAAGATGGTAAGTTTGCTGGAGATGCAATTTATGGAAGGGCAGACCNNATTCTATACCATGTATGGTAGAAGACCAGAAGACCATGAAATAGTCAAAAGAGTTAAACCAGAATCAGAACAAAGTTTCTGGAGTTCGGATACCTATTGGACATTCAATAAAGACCCAGATATTTAATAGGAGATATAAATGCCACAGAATTATTTTAGACATTTTCCAACGATTGACTTCGATGTCAAGAACGATGGTAATTTAATCGAAGCAAAGGATATATTCAGAAATATTCGTGTCAGTAGTGAAGTTGCAGACTCAATCACTGGGTATGAATACACATATATCGGTGACCAAGATAGACCAGATGTCCTTGCAACTAAACTCTATGCAGACCCTACATTATATTGGTTATTTTGGATGGTAAACGACCACCTTGCAACCTATGAAGACTGGCCTAAGTCTCAAAGAGTACTAGAAAAATATATTAAAAGAAAATATTCTGGAA